CCTTTTTCCCTGCGGTAATTGGCCTGCTTAGTTTCTTCTGCGCTCTTGGCCAGAAGATGTGCGTACTTTTCTTCGTGTGTCATGGCTCTCTCCCAGAAGGTGCCGGGGCTTTCACCCCGGCGAAGTTGTTAGAACGGGATGTTGTCGTTGAGACGATCTGGTTCTGGTTTGCCTGCGTCTCCGCGTTGGTCAGAGACAGCGAAGGTCATGTAAGGATTGCCATCCTTGATGCGCTTCCACGCTGCGAGGCGGCGCTCACGATTGTTATCGGTGATTGGGCCTGTGTAATCTGGCGCACTCTCAGATTCTTTCTTCTCGTTGGGGAACAGGGTTCCAACCTTCTCGAAGATTTCGATGATCTGCTTGCCGGATTTTGTTTCGTCTTTGATTAGGACGACCTTCTTCTCACGGCCTCCGTCATTGACCTTGCCTTGAAGGATGAGGCGCTGCTTATCAAAGGGCTTGAATGCTGCGCCTTTGTCCGTGTTGTCGTAGTTTGCCATGCTTCTGGCTCCTTGTATGAGATTACCAACCGCTTTCATCGGTCGGCTTGCCTGAGTCTGCTGCGTACTTGTTGCCGTCATATTCCCCAAGGAACACATCGGCATTGAATCCAAGGTGAGACAAAGCCTTGGTCAATCCGTCAGTCACCGACATCTTCGGTGCATCTTCATTCACCCTGCCCTTGGCTGCGTCAAAGAACTTGCGACAACCGGGGAAGGGGCCGAACACATTGCCGGGGCTTTCGGTCCAGACCTCGACATCCGACACAACGGCGGTGTCGCCATTGGACAGGTTCACAAAGTGGGTCTTGGCAACCCAGCCCCAGCCATGACCGACAGGACCAAAGGCTTTGGTCGCTGACTTGACCTGATACTGAGGGTCAATGGACGTGAAGGATCGTGCGCCAAGCGTGACCTTCTTGAGATACTTGGGATCGGATTTAGAAACCGCATCCCATAGGCTCATCGTTGTAGTCTCCGTCATTTCTATTACCTCACAGTGAAGAGAAGTGATCCGCTTTTGGACCGCTTGATTGTTAGAAGATCGCAGTAAACTTCCCGCTCGTTGTCACCGACCATTGCTTTCAGGTCTGACTTGGCGTTGTCAAAAGCCTTAGCTGCGTCCTTGTTCTGGATGTAGTCGTGCGCTCGGCTGATGAACTCGTTGTCATGGCTGGCGTCTCGCTTGACCATTTGGTCCACCGGGATTTTGTCGATGGAGATTTGCGGCGTATCGACACCAACAGGTTCTTGATCCCGTAGAACGTAGCCCCAGAAGTCAGACACCACTGCCCACATTGAATTGAAATACTCTTCGTTGCGCGAGACATAGGCTGACTCCCACTTGCTGTTGCCAAAGATCACTGAGAGGTAAGCGCCGTCTGCATTTGCAAGCTTGGCGTACAGCTGCACCTGCGGCATGTACCGCTCAATCACTGCATCCATAGTGTTGAAGTGGTTGGTGTGCTTGGCCTCGACAATCTCGTTGCCCCACTTGGCGTCGATAGTTCCAACGGCAGGGACATTGCCGATGGTTTGGCTAAACTTTGCTTGATGGTCATGAAGCAAGCAGCCGCGCTGAACCTGAAACCAATTCAAGTTGAACGACTCAGTGTGTGAGCCAAGCTGAACTGCGATGTTGTTGCTGAGGTCTTCGCTCTCCTTGCGTCCCGTCTTGACCTGCCAAAGATCAAGCCAGTCCCCTTCAAGAATGCGAACGCAATCAGACCCGCCGATGAAGCCAGTCCTAATCATAGTATTTCTCCCGTTTGTTTTCCCAGTAATTACACTACTGCTTATGTGCAGCTATGTAAAGGTCATACTTCTGAAGCTGATCTTCAGTAACATGCTCAAGAAGTTGCTTGCGTTTGGGTCCATGCAGCCATGATTCGCACAGCGATTCTCCTGCCCGTACACGCTTGATTGCAATTTGTAGTGGGTCGATACGCCAAGACGTAAAGTCTGCGCTGTGCGTGGCTATTTGGCGGCTCTGCGCTGAAGCTCGCGCTGCGTCGATGAACTCTTTGATGGTCGGCAGGGTGCGGCTCTTGGCAGATCGTGAAACCTCCTTCGTAATTGAAGCGAGGAGGTTTCCGATCTGCTCTGCTGAGAGGGGTGATGGCAGGTTGGCGTTGATGGCTTCGATCACATCCATCGCTGACACCTTGGCGTCTACATCACGAGGCATGTTGAACCTGATGATGATGTCAGACTTGAACCAGTTAGAGATGTGCGAGATGCGTTGGTTATAGTCCATCGAGTGCATCTCCCCATCCTGACTTGGACTTGCGCTCTACCTTCTCAGCTTCAAGGTCGTCTTCCCAACGCTCACCGTTCAACCAGGTTGATGCGTGTGGGATAAACTTCTGTTCGGTGCCTGCCTCTGCCACATGCTTGGCGTAGGCCAGTGCTGCTTGAACGATTAGGTTAGGATCGGTTCTCGTTGCTGCTCTAGTAAATGCAGCGCGAGCATCACCCTTCCCGATGCGGCGAGGGTATGCCTGCCAGAAGGCGAGGAAAAAGGGAGTGTCGAGGGGGTGTGCCAGATTGGCACGGGAAGTAGTATTACTTTTAGTCATATTCTTCTTAGAGAAATCTAACTTAGTAATATTACTATCCTCTTCGTGTGCCAAATTGGCACGGGTCTCGTCGTTCATGTCGTCCTCCATAGATGCGATGACATAGAAGTTGGATGTTCCAGATCGTCTTGCGATACGAATGTATCCCTCGTCTTCGAGCCATTGGATGGCACGAACCACTGACCTTATCGGAACACATGAGTCTTGGGATATTGTTTCCCTAGACGGGAAGCATTCTCCATAGCCATTGGCATAGCGGGCTATCGCTAAGAGAACGACCTTGGCTGTAGGATTATTGATGCGCGTCAGCGCAATGTCTGCTAACAGATCGAAGTGGATCATGAGGGCTACTCCCCTTTCATGGTTCAGGCCGACGCTGCTCTCCCCAGCTAGGCCATCATATGGGCGGGTCGAGTGCGCCAACACTCCCCGCCCATTCCTTTTAGCAGATCAAAGACGTGATGGCCACCATGCTTTGTCTTGCGTCATGCTGTAGTGACCAACAACCTTGCCACTCTCAACTGCCTTGCGTTCACACATGATGGGCCAGCCCTTGTCTTTGAGTTCATAGATGCGGGCCGACAATCGGAAACATCCAAACATATCAAGGGCTTGGATAGGGGTGAGAACCTTACCCGTCTTTAGGTAAGACAACACCTGTTGGTTCTGCGCTTCTGTCATTGCTGCTCTCCATCAGCTTTTGAAATGTTTCGCCGGACATAATCACGACGACCTGCGGCTCTCCTCTTCGCCGCTTGTAGATAGCTAGGTCACGGTTGGTCAGCACAGTGAAGGGACTTGGGAAGCTGGACGCATCCCGATACTTCACCTCCGTTACCAGTCGGTGTCCCATGATTTCTGTGATGATGTCCCCTGAATACTCTCCTCCCAATGCGCCCGAGAGGGGCTGGCGTTTAGCTGGGAGGCCAATCTTTTTGAGCCAGTCGACAACCCAGTTCTCATGGTAGGTTCCTTTGGCTTTGTTTCTGTTGGGCATTGGTCGCTTTCATAGCAGGACATGCAGATCAACCAGTGACCACCGTATTGCTTTAAGATGGCAACGAAGTTGGCGACATGCGAGTTGCAGTTGTCACACTTGATTCCGCTGGACGACTTCAATGTCGTAGCCCAGTGCGTCCAGCCAGCACATCAGCATAAACCCAGAGGGTATACGCTTGTGAGTTTCCCATTTGTGAATCAGCGATACCGTGCATCCGATCACATCAGCTAGTGCTTCTTGGCTTAAACTTCGCTCGGATCGTGCGAGGATTAAACGAGACACCAGCTCTTCGTAGTTCTTCGGTATGCTTACGGGCTTGTTGAAGTGCGTAAAGTTTTTCAATGGCCTGCATCACCCTCGCTGCTGTCTCATGGCGAAGCTCCGTATCACCGTTGATTGTGCGATAGTAGGTAGAGGTTGGGATGTCAGCCTCTTTGAATGACTTCAATAGGCTGAGTCCACACTCTTCGGCTCTGTCTTTGAGGATGTTCAGGTATGATTTCATGCCGGAATAACTGCATGGTCGCAGCTATAAGTCAACCTCGTTGAGTATTTGTCTTACAAAGTTAAGGCATGAGGCGGCAGGAAGGTAGCCAATCAGCTTCCCATCCTGCCACACATACACTCCATCAGGTCTCGTCGTCAGGATCACTGACGTATCCGTTCCCATGACAACACTCACACACTTCGATTGTGACATAGATATCTCCATATGGATTGCTAGAAGACATGCGTGAATAGTGCTCAACCTCTACCTCGCCTTGCCCTCCACATTCAGGGCAGTCAATCCACCCCTCAGAATATGATGTCGTCATCTAGTGGTGCCTCATAGATATGTTGATGCTCCTGCTCCCAAGCATTGGTTGCCCGTGAGATAAACTTCTCGCGGTTGAACTTGGGGTTCGATGCTGCAAGTTTATCTGCTAGATCATGCAGCGCACTCGGCCAGCCCACCATTGGGCCAACCGTATCTGCAATGAAATCAAAATGTTGGCGTGACATCTTCATGTTTTCTCTCCTCTGAACGATAGTCTTTCTTTTCGATTGGTTCGCAAACCAGTGTGTCTCCATCGTGGTGATAGAATTCCACGCAAACCTGATCGCCTCTCGCATCAACGCCAACAAACATGTAGACAGTGAAGTCATTGAACCTGTTTACATACTGTCTAAGAGTTGTGATCTTGTGCTTTGAAACTATAGTCGTCATGCGATTTCTCCCCAGATTTTGTGTTGCATTGCCTTGGCAATCGCATCCTCACGATTGCGGCGGGCAACTTCAGGATTTTTCAGGTCACTGGTGTGGCTAGCCCAATAGGTCAAGCAGTTATACAAGGCCCACTTGTTGGACCCGAGTTGGTCTGCTTCGTCGCTCCAGATAGAAAGCAGGCGCTCAAGCTGACGCTCGTTGGTCTTGCCTGCCTGCTGCATGGTGTATGCCTTGGCAACAGTGGCCTTGAAGAATGTCTCGGCCATGTCAGTGCTGACAGGCGATGCCATCCAGTTACGCCACCGATCAGGCTGGGTCATGAACGTGTCGAGTGCGTTAATCATCTTGAGCGAAGAGCCTTCGATGTTGATTGACTCGGTGTGCTTGAAGCGAGACTGCGCTGCATGTTGTGGTGTGGTGCAGCCATTGAGACAGAACAAGCGAAGGCCATCGGCTGCTTGGCTGAACGCCCAGCTTGCATCGTAGCTGTTGAAGAAGCTGATGCGGAACTTAACAAAGTCACCAACCTTGGGCTGCACAGTCAGATCGTTAAACAGAATCTCACCGCGTAGCTTGCGACCACCCTCAACCACTGAGAACTTGGTCGTGTAATCTTGGCTGACGTTGGCTGTCTTCAGTGCATCCATCATGCTGTTGACCACATCGTCATGCTTAACGATGCGATAGCGTGAGCCGTGAACACCAAGCACCTCGTTGGTATCAGTCCGCATCACGCACTGCTGATCTGGAATTGCATTGCCGAACTTGTCGTAGACTTCCTGCATCTCAACGGGAAATGCGAAAGCCTCAGGCTGCATGTCAAACATTGGTTCTCTCCTTATTGCATTGATAGAACGGCGGTGACATCCGAACACCAGATGCCATCTTGCGGTAGGTTGAATTGGTCACGCTCTTCACCAGTGAAGAAGGTTGCCTGATCGTAGTCGGTCCAGCCAAACTTGTTGGACCAGAAGACAG